CTTTTCTCCTTCTTGCTCACTTACTCTCTATCTTTGTTATCATTATGGAAATTTCCATATGGATACAAAGTCGGAGAATTAGGAGCATCAAGACTTTAAATTCGTTAGAATTAAAATCTATGAATTTAAAAGAGACAAGTAGATATGTGAGAGTGATTGCTATCCTTCTTCAATTATCAAATGGCCAAACTTCAAGTCTTTTAGAACTAATGAATCGTTTTACAGTTATCTGGAATAAATCCGGAGTTCTGTTCACTATTCAATATGCTCAAGAGACATTTAGAATGGTTGGTAATTTCTTATCAGGTCAAGGGGTTAAGAATGATAATACTTGAGTGGCCAAATACTCCAATGGGATTCCCAAAATCTTAGGTTATGACTTTTACCGTCTACTAATTTCCTTGAAAAAGGCATTAGATGAAGGTTATAAAGCCAGTCCCTTTGATCGTGCATTAATATCGGTTCTTGGGTTCTTCAGAGCTCTTAGCCCTCCCATACATAAGCCTAAATTTAGTACTCTTACCGATCCTTTTAAAGGGTTGGAAGAGACCTTTTCTAGACCTATTATTATGGCTGGTCTAAGATCAATGGGTGCTCTAAGTTATTTTAAAAATAATAAATTAGAATCACCTATTTACTTCTGATCATCCAAATCCGGTGTTAATGCCAGGTTTTCCTATTTAAGTATTGGTTTTGACCTAATTGCGATGATGCGTAATCCTTCCATATGGTGAGGTCATATAAAGTTTGCCTTCCATTTCTCGTTTTATCTATATATTGTAATTTTTATTACAACTTCTATATTTTTACTTCCGTTCATAATTGCTCCTATCGACCTATATTTAGGTAGAATAGGGTTAATTAAAGAACTAAGAGGTAAATGTAGAATTATAGGTATTACTGATCAATGGACACAGTGACTTTTTAAACCTCTACATGATAAAATTTATTCTTTCCTAGGTAATTTACCTGAAGATGGAACAAATAATCAAATAGGGCCTGTTCATAGAATGTTGGATTTAAAACGTGGGTCAAAGTTTTACTCATTAGACCTATCAGCAGCAACGGATCGTCTACCTGTTAAATTACAGGCGGACATCCTTGATGCCTTAGGTTTAAATGGTTCAACTTGGAAACAAATTTTAAATAGACCGTACTATTACGAGTCTTCTCCAAAAATTTATGAAGTAGGTCAACCAATGGGAGCTTATTCATCCTTCGCTATGTTGGCTTTAACTAACCACTTGATTATGCATTGTGCTTACCTTCGGGAGTATGGTGACATTCTTCCGAGTGACACAGGACTTTATGCAATTTTAGGTGACGATGTTGTCGTTTCCGATAACAGACTGGCATCAAGCTACAAAGTTTTAATGGACAATTACTTAGGTGTTGTGATAAATCCTATTAAAGGATTTGAGGGAAATCTAATTGAGTTCGCTAAAATTTGATATTTTACCACTGGTGTTAATTTAACACCTTTAGGTTCAAAATCTGTTTTAAGAACCATTAGAAGTCCCTTGTTTATCACAAGTCTGCTTGCAGACTATAACAAAAAGGAGTTTCCATTGATTTTAAAGCTAGAGTTGTCAGTATTAACCGCTATACTAAGCAAACTCTTTCATAAAGAAGGTTTGCCTTCGTATAAATGGTTATTTAGTATTTTAGGACCCCAAGGTGGTTTTTGACGACTTTCTTCAGATAACCTAGATGTTAAATCTATGGAACGTCTGTTTAGAGAAGCCTTAAACCTTATTGGTGGTATCTCATTTACTGATGTCACCGAGTTTTATTACTCGAAATTAACAAAAGCTTCCTGAGTGTCCCTCAGCTCTTTACGAGAACTGATAAAATCTTACTATAAACTTTTCCTTTTTATCCTAGCACCACAATTGTGGTCTAAGAATAAAATGAAAAGTTTAGGGTTAGATTATAAATACACGGCTGTACTAACAACAGCTACTGTATCAATTATATCTATACCTTTACTTATTTTAAGTGCCTTAAGAGCTATTAGAGTTTGAATAGTCCTCTGGATTGTATCCGGAGTTGGTTCACTTTTTGGTTTTGCTTATATATCACAATCTTTTATTTTAAAATTTTATGATATTAATAACAGAATCAAAAGGTGGATTCACAATTTTAAACTAAATAAAGAGTTGGTAGATTCAGGTTATGCATCACCTATGCCATTTTCTATTGAGAGAACTAAGAAACCTATTTCTAGGGTTCTTAATAGTTCTTTACTCTTTAGTAGATGGATGTTGGGGATGAAAACTTTACGTCCGATCCAGCTCCTAGTGGACAGGGTTAGAATTCTAAGTGATGACGAGTTACCAGCAATTAAAACAGCTGAGAAACTCTTATGTCATTACAAAAAGGATTATAAAACTTTCCACACTAATTTAAAACGTGAATTAAGACGTATTCAAGACGCCAAAAGATCTAAAAGTAAGACCTTTAGTAAGAAAAAGAATAG